GAAAAGTTAGCTAAAGAGAATATGGAATGGATTGATAAGTTAGTTTATGCATATCTCTGGGGTAACGAATTGAAGGAAGTGAGAGATAAGTTAAGTGAAGTCGCCTAATTTTAAATACAATGAAGATAACTTACTAGACGATTCTTTTGAATATATCAAAAGTACTTATGGTCAACATTATGTTGGTAACAAAGAGATCCAAACATTAGATGTATGGGAAAGTATGGGTATAGCTGAAGATATGTGCTTAGGTACTATCGTCAAGTATGCAATGAGATATGGAAAGAAAAATGGTAAGAATAAAAAAGACTTACTAAAAATTATACATTATGCTATATTAGCATTACATTATGGAGGACACGGTGAAACATATACTGAGCAAGACAAATGATTGTGAGCTAACAAATGTTCAGGAAGGAGACAGTCAACCTAATGCTGTCGACTTGAGGATCAATAAGATCTTTGAGATCAATAAAAAAGAACCTTTCATTATAAGCGAAGAAACTAAAACACATAGAGGATCTGTAGAAGTACAACCTGACGAAGAAGGATGGTTTAATCTTGCAAGAGGTACTTATGAGATTGTTATGGAAAATATAGTAAGTGTAGGTGAAGGTTATGCTGGTTTTGTAATCACAAGATCAACCTTAAACAGAAATGGATTATTTATTACAAGCGGACTATATGATAGTGGTTATCACGGAGTGATGGCTGGTTGTTTACATGTACGAGTCGGTCCAGCTAAAATAAAAAAAGGAACTAGAGTTGGTCAGTTTATATTGTTTGAAGCAGAGACTTTATCAATGTATGATGGCAGCTATGGTATAGGAAAACAACATGATAACAAATATGGAGAAATAAGTGGAAATAAGCATTGATATAAAAAAGTTAAGAGAAAGAAAAATCTTTGTAGCCACTCCAATGTATGGAGGAATGTGTGGTGGTCAATATTGTAAGTCCACTGCAGATCTATCTGCACTTGGAGCTAAGTATGGCTTAGAGATATCTTTCTTTTATTTGTTTAACGAAAGTTTAATTACAAGAGCAAGGAACTATCTTGTAGATGAGTTCTTGAGATCTAAAGCAACACACTTGATGTTTATTGATAGTGATATTGGTTTTGATCCACAAGATGTTTTAGCTTTGGCTGCTTTAGCTGAACCTGGAACAGATAAAGATATAGTATGTGGACCTTATCCTAAGAAAACTATATCTTGGGAAAAGATTAAGAGAGCTGTTGATAGAGGCTTTGCTGATGAAAACCCTAATAAGTTAGAAAAGTATGTAGGTGATTATGTATTCAATCCTGTCGAAGGTGTAACTGAGATTAGAGTTAATGAACCAGCAGAAGTGTTAGAAGGTGGTACAGGATTTATGATGGTACAAAGAGAAGCCTTTGAGAAGTATGCAAAAGCATATCCAGAGATGTCATATAAACCTGACCATATAAGAACAAAACACTTTGATGGATCAAGAGAGATACATGCATACTTCGATTGTATAATTGATCCTGATAGTAAAAGATACTTATCAGAAGATTATATGTTCTGTCAGTGGGCAAGAAAGATTGGATTGAAGATCTGGATGTGTCCTTGGATGAAACTAACACACCAAGGTGCTTATATGTTTGGTGGTAGTTTAGTAGACTTAGCTCAGATTGGAGCAGCTGCTACAGCTGATCCGGCTCAACTTAATCATAAGAAGCCATTAGCTAAGTAAATTATTGGAGTTATATTATGAAAATGTGTGATAAGACTATTAAGATTCTAAAGAATTTTAGTAGCATAAACCAGTCAATGTTATTTAGAACTGGTAGTACGATAAGAACAAAGAGTGCACTTGATACAATAGCTGCTCAAGCTGTTGTAGAAGAGATGTTTCCTTTTGAGTTTGGGATCTATGACTTAAACCAATTCCTTAGTGTTATAAGTTTATTTGAAGATCCTGACTTTGACTTTCAAGAAAACCATGTAACGATTAGTAGTGGAGAAAGTTCCAGCAACTATTATTATACAGATAAAGATATGATAGTTGCACCTAAGAATGTTACACCTGAGTTTCAAAAGACATTAGGTTTTAACTTAACTGAAAGTGATGTTAAGAGTTTGATACAAGCTGCAAGTGTAATGCAACTACCTAATATTGTAATTGAAAGTGAAGCTGATAAACAAGAGATAGTTATTACAGCAAGGGATCCTAAGAATCCTACAAGTAATAATTTTACTAAGAAGGTTGGAGAAACAATGTTAGATACTTCCTTCAGGTATGTGTTATTAGTTGATAATATAAAATTACTTCCACATAGTTATGATGTTTCTATTATATCTGATCCAGGTATGATTGTTGAGTTCTCGAGCAAATATGATAAGATAAAATATTGGGCTCCTGTAGAACAAGGAAGTAATTATGGTAGCTAATTTTCTTTGGACTGAAAAGTATAGACCTAAAACTATATCTGATACTATACTTCCTACTAATTTAAAAGATACATTTCAAAACTTTATTGATAACGGAATACCTAACTTATTGTTATCTGGTAAACCTGGTGTTGGTAAAACAACAGCTGCTAAAGCTATATTAGATCAAGTTGGATCTGATTATATGATTATCAATGGAAGTATGAATGGTGGTATTGATACTTTACGAAATGATATAAAGAGTTATGCAAGTACAGTTAGTTTGAATGGTAAACGAAAGTTTGTTATATTAGATGAAGCTGACTATCTTAATCCACAAAGTACTCAACCTGCATTAAGAAACTTTATGGAAGAGTATAGTAAGAACTGTGGATTTATTTTAACTGCAAACTATAAGAATAGAATTATAGATCCTTTACATAGTAGATGTAGTATGGTTGAGTTTAATATTGGTAAACAAGATAAACCTAAACTTGCAACTCAGTTTATGAAGAGAGTAAAAGAAATACTTAAAGAAGAAAAGGTTGAGTATACAGATAATGTCATAGCTGAACTTATTATGAAACATTTCCCTGATTGGAGAAGAGTAATAAATGAGTTACAAAGATATAGCAGTGATGGTAAGATAGATGTTGGAATTTTAACTTGGTTAGGAAGTGATGGATCCTTCAATACTTTGGTTCAGTATTTGAAGAAGAAAGAATTTAACCAGATGAGGAAATGGGTGGCAGAGAACTTGGACAACGATCCTACAACAATATACAGAAAGTTGTATGATAGTTGTAATGTTAATATGAAGGAAGCTACTATACCAATACTTGTAACAACAATAGCTGATTACCAATATAAGAGTGCTTTTGTTGCAGATCAAGAAATTAATTTAGTAGCTTGTTTGACAACTATAATGATAGAATGTGAGTTTAAATAATGGTAAAAAGAAACCAATCGACAGGATATGAACCAACTTTTAAAAGAACTTCTATAGGTAGAGGTAAAGTTAAAACCTCTTCTATGAATAAACATAAAAGAAGATCATTTAAAAAATATGGAAGGCAAGGTAGATGAAACCTTTTGACCTTATCAACAGTATAACATATAAGAAAGATATTGTGATGAATAACAGTAATGAAGGAAGTTATAATCCTTTCATAACTAATAGATCTTTATCACAGTTTATAGATTGTATTTTATTAGCTAACGAGATGAACCAAAGACATCACATAGATAATAAATTACAATATGATTATTTAATAAATAGGATACGTCCCAGAAAGAGATTTAAGAAATGGGATAAGAAACAAGATAATGAAAACATACAACTTATAAAGGATTATTATAGTTGTAATAATGATAAAGCTCGAGTTACTTTATCTTTATTATCAGAACAACATTTAAATATTATTAGACAAAAATTAAATAAAGGTGGTGTGAAATGACAATTGACACAGATAATATGATTGAAGTTAAGTTAAATGAAGGTGATGATTTTCTTAAAGTAAGAGAAACTCTAACACGTATTGGAGTTGCATCAAGAAAAGATAAAACTCTTTATCAATCCTGTCACATATTACATAAACAAGGAAGATACTTTATAGTACATTTTAAAGAGTTATTTGCTCTTGATGGTAAACCTTCAAACTTTTCTGATAGTGATATATCAAGAAGAAACACAATAGCAAATTTATTAGCAGAATGGGGTCTTTTAAAATTAGTCACTCCTGACTTATCAAAAGAACCTATCGCTCCTATAAGTCAGATTAAGGTTCTGCCCTTCAAAGAGAAGGATCAATGGAACTTAACTGCAAAGTATAATATTGGAAAGAAGAATGGTGAAAAGGAGATGGTAAATGGCAACACAGCTTAACATTACAGGACTTGAAGAAGCTCAAAAAGAAGATGAATTTTCTTTAGGTGATAATAAAATGACTAACAGTGGTACCTGGACTAAGAGTCAAGGTGGTACTGAAAGGATGTTTGAACGACTTAAAAAAGAGTTGGATCCAAAACTATTAGATAACTTTCAAATAATTTGTAGTAGAGTAAGAGACTTAGAAGATAAAAAAAGAATCTTATGGCTACATGACTTATGGAATGATCCAGAAAACCAACATCTCAAAGAAGATAGTTCATTATCTAGATTTGAAAAGTTAGTATTTGTGAGTAACTATCAAATGTCTTCATTTCATTTAGGTTTAGGTGTTCCTTTTGATAAAGGTATAGTTATGAAGAATGCTATAGATCCTATACCTATGAGTAAGATTAACAAACCAGATCCAAAAGATCAAATAAGATTAATTTATCATACAACACCTCACAGAGGTTTAGAATTACTTATTCCAGTATTTGAGTTTTTATGTAAAGAACATGATAACTTACATTTAGATGTTTTTAGTAGCTTTGAGATATATGGATGGAAACATAGAGACGAACAATACAAACAAGTGTTTGATGTTTGTAATAATCATAAAAATATAACCTATCATGGTTTTCAACCTCATAATAAAATAGTAGATGCATTAGGTAAAGCACATATATTTGCATTTCCAAGTATATGGGTTGAGACTTCTTGTATAGCAGCTATAGAAGCTATGAGTGCAAAATGTATAACTGTAACTAATAACTTAGGTGCTTTACCAGAAACTTGTGCTAACTTTGCAAGTATGTATCAATACACAGAAGATGGTCAAAAGCATGTAAATAGATTTGCAAGTATTTTAAACAATACAATCAAATTAATGAAACAAGAAAACAATATATCAAACCAATTAGATGTACAAAAAAATTATTTTGATAATTTCTATAGCTGGGATTTTAGAG